GCTTATTTGGCAAGCCAACGCTAGGAATTACAGATGAGCCAAGGAAACATTGACGACTTGCCGCCAGGTGTTGCCGTCCCCGAAGCCGCACCCGTTTCGACGGAACCCGTGGCAGTTCAGGCGGAACCAACCAAGACGGCAGCGGAACCAGCCCCCAAGCCAAAACCGAAGAAGAAACGGGCCACCAAGCCCAAGCCGCCGGTCGTGAAGAAGATCACGATTGAATTGCCACTGTCGGAGATCCCGGACGGCATCAACATTGCGTCTCGGATGGACGGCGGGCGGTTGCCAATGCGTCTCCGCAAAGCGATGAAGATGCTGACGCGTGGTTTGTGTGACACGGGCGCAAAGGTCCAAGGCCGCGACGTGTCGGAGAAGTACCGTCCGGCAATTTGGAAGGTGCTGGAACTGATTGCGGATGAAGCGGGGATTGAGTGATGCAGATCAAGCCAGAGTGGATCAAGTGGCGTGAACGCGGCTGGCGGTTCGCTTACGACCCGTCAACGCGTTTCCTTGGGTGCGAGCATCCAAGCGGCGGAAAGAAATCGATCGCCTCGTTTGAGCGTTTCACAGGCAGCAGTGAAACAATGGCCCATCAGATCGGGTTCACGATGGCGGATTTCCTGAATGACCGCGGGCACGAGGCCGGTGGACTGGCAGGGCAATCCCCTAGTGAGTTCATCGACCATTTTCACAAGCAGCCGGGGATTGATCCATCAAGAACGAACTACGATCTGATCGACGCATTGTTTGATTGTCTGCAAAAACAAGAGCCAGGGGTGACTTCATTCAAGTGCGGCCGGGGGATTGGTGCAACGCAAACGTTGAGAGGATGGGCCGAATGGGTTCGGGCATCGGTTCTGGTTGTCGCTCAACCTTTTGGATGGAGGCACGCAAACATCCGAGTGCAGTCGTGGACCACGTCGATAAGGGGATTGCGGATCCGCCCCGACATCGTGTTGATTGATTCAGCTATCTCCAAGGCGTCAAGCAAGTCTGTTGTTGAGTCAGCGAGGTTCGAAGAGTGGTTGGGCGAAATCCCATACCCTGCGTTCCTTGTTGACCAGCGATTGGCCAAGTGACCGCAAAACCGCTTTGCGGTTCATACTGACTTTCTGATTTCCACGCCTATGTTTCTAGCATGGCGTGCACGATCGACGAAGTCTACGACGATTTGTTGAACAACGCGGACTTCGAAGAGTTGTCCAGCGTCACCAAGGCTCGTGCATTCGCGACCGCCGCAAAGCGGTTTCTGATCCTGAGCCCGCAACAGCAGACGGACCAAGGTTCGTCGATGACGATCAGCGTCAATCAAATCGAAAACCTGTTGCGACGTGCACAGCAATTCATTGAGCAGTCCAATCGATCCGCTGCCGGTGGCAGTGTTCGGTTCTTGTCCGCCGCGGAGGGTTTCCGCCGATGAGCGTGACACGCAATGCTGATTCACCACTCGGGCGAATGATCTCGTCGTTCCAGAAGATCCGAGCGGATTACAACATGAGCCGGCCAAGCCGGTTTGTGCGTCGTCGGACTGGGTTGCCCGCCCAAGGCAACTCAGCCGATTGGCACTACCGCAGCGAGGCGGACTACTACCGCGACATCGAATCCGCTCGCGATATGGACCGCAACGATTCGATCGTGGGTCAGACCGTCGATCGAGCGGTCGCGAACATCGTGCAAGACGGGTTCACACTGGACACGCGAACCGGCGACAAAGCATTGGACCGCGATCTGAAAGCCCGCTGGCTGGCTGAGTCGTGCGATCCGGAAGCGATCGATATTGCGGGCGAGTTCTGCTTTCACGATTTCGAAACGTTGTCGTGCCGCGGCATGCTGGTTGATGGCGATTGCGTCAATCTTGCGACCGAAGAGGGGCATTTGCAGCACCTCGAAGCACACACAATCCAGACGAGCACCAGGGTAGACAACACATTCCTGGGCGTGACTCGCGATCCATTCGGGCGGCGAACACATTACTGGGTGATGACTGACCCGAACGACCCCGTTCGTGGACGCCGCGACAACGCCGTGCAGCGATCGGTTCGAAACGAAGCGGGCCACCGGACTCTGTTCCATGTGATGCGGCCGAAGCGGATGAGCCAGACTCGCGGCATCACGGCGTTTGCTCCTGTGTTCGAGCTGACCGGCATGTTCGAGGACGTGCAGTTCGCCAAAGTGGTGCAACAGCAGATCGTCAGTTGCTTCACAATCTTCCGTTCTCGCGAATACATTCCTGACCTGCCAGGCACAACCACGCCCGGTTACGGAAACACGGAAACCGAAACGACCAGTGCGGGGACACGGCAGATCGACAACATCGCTCCGGGGATGGAGATCGTTGGTCAGCCTGGCGAGAAGCTCGAGGGGTTCTCACCGAACGTTCCGAATGCCGAATACTTTATGCACGTCAAGCTGATGTTGCAGATGATCGGTTGCAACCTGGGTTTGCCGCTGTGTCTCGTCTTGATGGACGGCAGCGAAACGAACTTCTCCGGATGGCGTGGTGCGGTCGACGAGGCTCGCAAGGGGTTCCGATCGAATCAAAAGAACCTGGCTCAACGATTCCACAGGCCATTTTTCGAAATGAAGGTGCGGCAGTGGATGGCCGAGGATGCCCCCCTGCGTCAAGCAGCCAAACGCGGCGGCATCGATCCATTCAATCACAAGTGGAATCCGCCAACGTGGGCGTACATCGACCCGGTCGGCGATGCTCAAGGCGATGTGATCCGATTGCAAAACGGTTTGATCTCGCCTCGTCGCCGCGCCGCTGAGCGTGGTTTGGAAGACGAAGAGCTGACCGAAGAAATCGTTGCCGACCGTGGCAACATGGTCCGCCGAGCGATGCAAGAAGCGAAAGCGATCAACGACGCGTTCCCCGAACAATCTCCGGTCCACTGGTCGACGTTCGCGACGATCCCGATGGCCGATGGAATCCAGATGACGATGCAGGATCCGAACATCGTGGAACTGCAAACCGATCAGCAAAAGTCGAAAGACGAGGAGGTTCCAAGTGGCAACTGAAGTCCGAATCTTTGGCGAGGTTGGCGTTGATGTCACGTCCGCAGAAGTCCGCTCGATCCTGGATTCGATCGACGAGACAGAGGAGTTGCACGTCCGGATCGATTCCAACGGCGGCGACGTGTTCGATGGGTTCTCAATCTATGGCCTGTTGAAAAAGCACCAAGGAAAAAAGATCGCGTTGATCGAGCCAGTTGCGTTTTCGATTGCTAGCTACATCGCGATGGCGTGCGACGAAATCGAGATTGCCAGCAATGGGTACTTCATGCTTCACAACCCCTGGGCGAGTGCCGAGGGTGACGACGCTGAGTTCACCAAGAAGGCTGCACTGCTGAGCAAGCTGAAAGCCTCGATGATCGATGCCTATTCGGAACGAATGGGCAAAAGCGAGGAAGATGTGAAGGCAATTCTGTTGGAAGAATCCTATTTCAACGCGTCGGAATCCATCGCCAGTGGACTGGCAAGCCGGGTCACCGAACAGCCCCAAGCGTCACGCATCAAAGCGATGCAATCCAAATCACTACCGCAGCGTGTGGCTGCGTCTTTGTTTTCTGCCGCCGATGGTGGCAACCCGAAACCACGACAGGAGCCACCAATGGCGACCGAGAAAAAGCCCGCGACCGTCTCGCAAATCAAAGCCATCTTTCCAAAGGCGAAGGACAAGTTCGTTGTCCGTTGCATGGAGCAAGAGTTGACCGAAGAGCAGGTTGCCACCAAGGCAATGGAAGAACTGCAAGCGGAAAACGATGAGCTGAACGCCAAGTTGAAGGCGATGGAAGAAGAGACCGAAAAGGCGAAGACCAAGGCCAGCGAAGAAGAAGAGAAGGCCAAAGCCAAGGCTGAAGAAGAAGAAGAGCAAGCCAAGGCAGAGGAAGAAGAAACCACCAAAGCCAAAGCCCACGCCCGTGGCAGCAAACCCGTTGGATTCGTTGGCGGGTCCAAGAGTGGCGTTGCATCGGCAACCGCTCGCTGGCAAGCCGCGGTCGACGAGTGCTCTAAAGGTGCTCGCAATCGTGCACAAGCCGTGATCAAAGCCAACAAACGCTATCCCGGTTTGCGTGCCGAGATGCTTGCCGAAGCCAACTGATTTCCACCTGACCCGAACACAATTCCCCGACAAGGAACTTTGCAATGTCGCAACAATTTGATACCGGCTGCGTGCCAATGATCGCCGACGAGGCGATTCCAAAGTATTCCCGCGTGATCCTCGAGTCAGACGGACGATGTGTTGTCGCCAGCCTGACCGAGATTGGCGATGGAATCGCACAGGACGCGGCTTTCGCGGCTGGCGACCAAATCAGCGTGAAGCTGTGGAACAGTGCGGGCACGTTCAAGATGATCGCCAGCGAGGCGGTTGCTGTTGGTGCAACGCTTTACACCGAATCAAACGGCGAGGTCCAGGACACCGCCGCGGGCACCTCGTTCAAATTCGCCAAGGCTCTCGAGGCGGCGACTGGTGATCAGTCGATCATCGAGTGTGCTTTGCTCCATGCTGCCGGCGTGACTGCCGAGAGCTGATCTGACCACCGACCCCGGCGGGTGGATGTGGCCACTGAAGCCCGCTGGTTTTTCCAATTTTGTTACGTCGTGTCGGTGGGAACTGAGTTGACACGATGGCTAACCCATCCAGCAGTTTGGCGACACTGCGGCCTGACTTGGCCGAATCGTTCATGGAGTTTGATTTGGAAGCCGATGCCCGCGGCATGGTTTCCACGCAAGTGTTTCCCGTCATTGAGGTGGGAGCACAGGCTGGCAACTTCGGGAAGATCCCGATTGAACAGTTGCTGCAAAATCGCGACACCAAGCGAGCACCCGGCAGCGGTTACGCTCGAGGGTCGTTCACGTTCGAACCTGCGACCTACGCCTGTTTGGAAAACGGTGCGGAAGAGCCCGTCGACGATCGCCAAGCGAAGATGTACGCCGAGTATTTCGACGCCGAAGTGATCTCGACCGCGCGGGCTTACTCGTCTGTTTTGCGAAACGCGGAGCAACGTGTTGCCAACGCAGTGTTCAACCCAACCACGTGGACCGGCAGCAGCCTAACCACTGGCGTTTCGAACGAATGGGACGACGCGACCAACGCAACGCCCATCGTCGACGTGGAAGCAGCGGTCCAGGCCATCTACGACGGCAGCGGTCTGTGGGCCAACGCTCTCGTGATCAACCGCAAGGTGTTCCGAAACCTTCGCAACTGCGAAGAAATCATCGAGCGGATCAACTCGGCTGGTGCCGGGAATGCTTCGAAGGCAAGTGATGTCACGACGGCAATGCTGGCTCAGGTGTTTGACCTGGATCACATCATCGTTGCTGGCAGTTCGAAGAACGGGGCTGACGAAGGCTTGGCCGCTTCGCCGGAACAAATCTGGTCGAGCGAGTACGCGATGGTTTGCCGGGTTGCGACGTCGCAAGACTTCCGCGAGCCGTGCATCGGCCGAACGTTCCACTGGTCCGAAGATGGGTCGTCCATCGGCGGCACGGTCGAAAGCTATCGCGACGAAACCGTTCGCGGTGACGTGATTCGTGTTCGGCACGACACCGACGAGGTCACCTTGTACCCGCAAGCCGGGCACCTGTTGAGCAACATCACAACCTGATCAACAGATGGCTGACACAATCTTTGCACGCATGTTTCGCCGCACTGGTGGGTCCAACCTGATCCGCCAGTTCGGCGAGCCCGTGCAGTATTGGAAAGCCGGGGCTACGTCCGCCCGTTCGATTCAAGGCATGGTCGAACGCGGGACACCAGAGATCATTGCTGAGACGGGCGATGTCAATTCACAAGCCATCATCGTGCGGGTGAAGAACAGCACCTGCGACGGGATCGGCAGCACCGAAGTTGATACCGGTGGCGATGAAATAAGCGTTCCGCTGCGGGTCAATGACACCGCCGAGCGTCGTTCAATCGTCAAGGTTCTGAACGACAACGCGGGAATCGTGAGGGTGCTTTGCCAATGATCACGGTAGCCACCGACATGACCGACTTGTTGAAGTTGAAGCGAGAGTTGATTTGGCTCGGCCGCAACGCGTTGGATGTCGCTGAACAAGCGGTTGAAGACACGGTTAAGGAAGCCGAGTCGATGCTCACCGAAGAACTGGCCAGCGAGATCAACGCACCGAAGCCAGAGTTGCAGGAGCGTGTTTTCGCGTCTAAGCCGAGCCAAAAGACGGTCACTATCAACGAACAATCTTTGTTTGCACCCCACCGAAGTGGACAGAGTGTGCAAGCATCCATCGGCGTGAGCGGTCGAGTTATCCCGCTGCGTCGTTTCTCGCCGGTGCAAACACGTGCTGGTGTTTCGTATCAGCCATACGTTCGCGGTGGTCGGCAAGTTGTGCACGGGTCTTTCGGTCCAAACATTCATGCACTTGGCCGTGGTGTTTTCGTTCGCCGCGGGAAGTCGCGTTTACCGATCCGAAGAATCCCAGGCATGCGACTGACAACGGACCCCGTTGCGATGGCCGCGGTCGACAAGGTGCGAACCGCAATCCCTAGCATGCTGCAAAACAACCTCAACAGTCGCATCCGGCGAACGAATGCCTGGCGATTGGGAGTGGAGTTGGCGAGGGATTCGCAAATGTTCTTTGGGCCTGTTTTCCGGTTCCGCGGCGGCTTTGCCAATAGTGCCAGCGTTCGCAACCGAGCCTTTGGGATTTCACGGAGCAGCAGCCAATGAGTACCGCCATCCCCGAACAGATCGCAACGGTTCTCGTTGAGCGTCTCGAGACCATCACGACCGACAACAGCTACGCGTTTAGCGTCAACGACGTGACGCGGGTGCAGCGTTCCGCCAAAGGCTGGACGCCGCGGAACCTGTCACTCGCCGTTGAGATGGGTGCCGAAAATCGTTCGCCCGACATCGACCACGAAGGCAACCCCGCCGCGCTCGGCTACGTGCAGGAGTATTTGATTCATGGGTTCGTTCGTCAAAGCGATCGCGGGACGACCGTGGACAACACAACTGAAAACGCCCTGGTGGCCGCGATCAAGAAAGCGGTTGCCGGGACGTCTGACTGGCACACGTTCGGCGACGTGTCCATTGATGCGGACTGGGGGCCGAAGCGTCCGTTCATTTCTCCCGAGGGCGAACACGCAGGCCAGACGCTTTCCCTCCTCGTGATGTATCGCATTTCCGAAACTGACCCATTTGAAGCGAGAGCATAATGACACTCCTGAAACGCAAACGCGTGTTCGCCGCCAAGGTGGAAAGCACAATCGGCACGCCAGAGTCGTTGACCGCATCGGAAGGCGTGTTCAATGCCTACGGAACCATCGTTCAAGGAAACATCCCGGTCGAAGAACGCGAGGCACAGGGATCGTTCAACCGATTGTCCGGTGTCTCTGGACCGCGAACCGGAACCGCAACCCTGCGAACGGATCTGGGATGGGACGGAACGACCACCATGCCAACTTGGGCCAGTGTGCTGTTCCCGGCGTGTGGATGGGCGGAGTCGTCGCAGGTCTACACGCCTCGCAGCGAGGCACCAGGCACCAACGTCAAAACGCTGACAATCGGCTGTTACCAAGACGGCCGGTTCAAGTCGATCGCGGGTGCTGTGGGCAACTTCCGAATCGTTCTGCCGGCGGGCCGCATGGCTTACATCGAGTGGACCTTCACCGGTGTGTGGCAAGATCCGACTGATGCAGCAATCATCGCACCGACTTACCCGACTGCGTTGCCGCTCAAGTTCAACTCGGCGACGGCAACGTTTGATTCGGTGAACATGAAAGTCGAATCGGCAACGATCGATTCAGGCAACAACGTCGTGATGCGAGAGTGTCCCACGACTGCCGCCGGGTTCATTTCGGCTTTGATCACGGATCGTTATCCAAAGATCACAGCAAACCCCGAAGCGGTCTTGAAGTCGGTGCAAGAGCGATACACGCAATGGATCGATGCCGAAGAAGCTGCGTTGTCGCTTGTGGTGCCCGGACCGGATGACGCGACGATCACGATCGCAGCGCCGAAGGCTCAAATTCTGAACGACCAAGAGGCCGACCGAAACAAGATCGAGGTCGAGCAGTTGGAGTTCGGGTGCAACAAGAACGGCACGAACAACGATCAAGAACTTTCCATCACATTCGCAGAGGCATCCTGATGACGAAGTTGCAACCCGGTGATCCGTTCGACGTTGAATACGGGAACGGAAACCGCATCACAGTCCGAGCGTTAAGCCTTGCGGGCAAGCGTCGGTTGGTCAGTCAA